TAATCCATCTCTACCTTGGTCTATTAAAGGATAATAAACATCACCACCAAATAAATCATTCTCCCAACTACCTGTTACATTTGCAACTGAAAAAGCATGGTCATAATCACTCCAATCTAAATCAGATACAGCAACTGTTTTAATTGAATCATTAAAAGTTACTACACTATTTGTTATTGTTACTTCGTAATTAAATCCTCCATTGGGTGTTCTAACTACTTCATCTAAAAATAAAGAACCTTCTAATAAGGTATCTGATTTACTAATAACTGATGCATCAACTGAATTACCTAAACCAGGTACACCTGTTACACCAACTTTATAAGCGTGTTTAAAAAACCTATTGTTCTTCTTTGAACCAGGTAAAGTAAATCCTTGTGATGTTGCTCCGAATACTTCTCCTATATTTCCATTTTCAATAGCAGAAACATCTACTCTAATAGGTGTATCTTCTAATACATCTAAATCATATATTACACCATCATATTGTGCTCTAATAAACGCCATAAATTATCTTCTTGATTTAGGTTTGTTTGCGTATTGGTAATTTATTCTATAAGTAAATAATTTTTGTCCTCTTGGATTTGTTTTCTTTTCTGCAGTTTGATTAGTAATGATAACAGGAACGAACCCACCATCGTACTGAACATATACAGAAGGAGATTGAAATAACTCTAATAACCATTCAGATTCTTCTGTTGTTAACCAATCAGTCTGTGCTCCAAAGTTCTTTTGTATTGCCTTGTTGTATATTGTAGTTCCTCTTCTCCCTTTATCAAATGCTACACTACCATCTGTTGTAGAGTAATTAACAAACTCTTGTTCAAATGTATCTTGTCTATAAGTTTGATTTTCTGTTTTAGTTAAGTTAGCAGTATAATAATCCCAAGTACCTACTTTGTTTATAAAAGCAAACCTTGTTCCATTCTCATCTATACAAGTACTTAATTTTTCAAATCTTCTATCACCTTCATTTTGATTTGCAACTACTGTATAGTAAGACCAAGTATCACCTGCGAATATAGAACCTAATGTTCCATCATTAATAAAGTTTTGAGGTCCTGCTGGATAATGAACTAATCTACTAGCTTCACTATCATCATGTGAACCACTAAAGGTATCTGTAAAGAACTTCTGTGCTAAGATACCATCATTCTCATTATAGATTGTTACCCTATAACTTTCTACAAAAGAATTTGCTAAGTTAAAATGTGAAAGAGTTCCATAATCTTCTGTTCTTACATATTGTGTGTTTGGTGAGTTAGAAAGAAAATCATTAAAATAAGAACCTGATTGCCAGTTCAAACCATCTACTAATTCTTCTACTGCAGGATATACAGTTAAAGAAGAGGTTATCTGTGATGGAGTTACAACCAAAGATGAAGAAGGAGATGTTCCATATTCTTCTCCAAACTCTATTGAGAAACTTCTTGTGTTGTTGTTAGATGAACTAACTATTGTTGGAGTAGTCCATACCTCATCCCAATCAGTATAATCGTGTAAAACATCACTTAATTCAAATACACCAAAGTTAGATGCATTACCAGGTTGTTTTATTCTTACTAAAGTTTCAGAAGAACCAGTAGGTTTTACATCACATATATACTTTGCTTGTGGAGCTAACGTTAGGTTAGTAAGGGAATACACAACTGTTGCTTGTGTTCCATTCGGGTCTGTTGGTCTTTGTATGAATGATATTGCCATAATTTATGTTGTTGCTCCGTTTAATTTAAATAAATCTAATATTTCTTCGTTTATATCTTCTTCACCTGCCATGATTAATTTATCTTGATAATTTTCTACACTTCTATTTACTGCTCCTACAATAAAAGGTCTAGGTCTAAATCCTTTCTCTGCAATTGATTTACGAACTGCAAAAGGTAAATTACCACCTATTGTTTTAGATTTAAATTGACCTGGGTCAAAGAGGGATTCTGGATTAGGATTAATCTTACTTTTAGTTCCATTTACACCACTATCTTGGTAGAAACCATAGTTCTCCATAGTTAAAGAAAAACGAGGTTCTTTAACGTTATCTTCGTATCTAACTTGGACAGAATTAGCTAACCTACCAGTCTTAAACAATCCCTTATTGATGATACCATCTTTTAAGTTATCTTGTAAAAACTGAGCCAGTTGCTCTAATACCTCTCTTATATTTTTTATTTCCATCCTTTGTTTTTAATCCAATAAAATAATTCTTTTCCTAATATACCAAAGAATCCACCTACTAAACCTACAACTCCTGCTGTTATTATTTCCATCATTGTCATTGAGTATGCTGTAGTCAAGAAGAATCCTGATACATAACTAATCTTATTTTCTAATCCCATGTTTCCCATTATGCTATATCACAGTAAGAAATTTCCTTACTATCTGTTATTAATGTTGCTGTCATTATCCAACCTACTGCCTTATCCTGAAATGCTTCTACCAAAGGAATAAGATTATTCATTTGTATCTGTATAGGATATTGTACAGGCCCATCTAATATATAACCATATAAATCGTACAACCCTTGTTCTGTATTATTAAGAACTATCCTCATATCTTCATCTCCCAATTTAGGAACATCTAAAGAATAAAATTCAAAAGTTATTTCTCTTTGTCTACCATCTACACCAGTTAAACCAGGTGATGTTAAAGGCCTCATAAATAAAAGTGGATATCCCCTATTTACTGCAGCATCAATATATTCAATACTACCGTGTCCGAACCCTTTAAAGTAGTTGTGATTATTCACAAAATATTCTACTGTATTTACTAATTCATCGTATCTTACCATGTTGTTCTATCTTCTCTTGTATTGATTTAATATTTTCTTTTGTTGTTTATTTTCTTCTTTAACTATATCACTTTCTAAAGTTAGCCAGTTTAACATTGTAACAAAGTTTACTTTTGTAACATCTTTCTCACCAGTTAACCTTAAGATTCCCCCATCTTTTGAAAGGTGGTAGAGTGTGTAGAACCATCCAAAATGTTCTTGAATACTTGGTCCATCCCCTCCTTCCACATCTTCTTCTCCGATTGGTTCAACACTTGGGAAGATTGAAGGAAACTGTTTGATAATTGAATTCCGATTAACAAAAAAAAATTATAGGCTCCTAATGCAATACTCATAGGAAGGTTTCTGAAAATCTCTTTTCTCCACTCTCGTTTCTCGTTATCGTAATCTTCTACTGTATAATATTTAAACAGAGTCTCTGCTTTTCCTTGTATAAACTTTATATCGTTTTTAACTTTCCATTCAAAAGAATTAAATCTATCTTTTACTATCGGTCTATAAATTATAGATATAACATCTAAGACATTACCATCTTGTAATTGTTTTTCTAAATCGATATACTCACCTGCATTCATCTTAGATATAGGTTGTAATCCATATTGTATTCCTTCAAATTCAAATATAGGTAAAAAGATTGCTTCTGTTGTTGTAATCTTATCGTGTATATCTAAATACACTTTTTGTAACGATGTAATATCCCATGTACGAATAAACTCTTCATCATAGTTAGAAATAGCAGAAACAATCCTAATGATTTTCTCTACTTCTGAGAGATGTTCAAACTGCCCTAACTTTTGATAATGCTCAATTGTAAATTCAACTGGTATATCTATTTTTATATTCTTCATATACTTTATTATATTTTCTTTAATTACTTGGTATGGATAATTACCTTAACCCACTTATTATTAATTTCTTTCTTATTGGATTTGAAATACGATTCCAATTAGTGATTGCTAAACTCATTACTGTATCATCATGCATACCACTCATTGCCTGATAAGAGATTTTACCACTCGGTAGGTATTTGTATTGGAAAGCGTGTAACTCTTTGTAGAGGGGTTCAAATAAACTCACAGAAGGTAATTCTATGTTCATATCAGCTATATCACTAATTAATCGTCGAACAATGTTTTCTTTTGATGAGTTAGAAGTAATGAATGGCTTTGTATCCTTATACTGTTTCTTAATCATCTCTACTATCGGGTCACCTACACCATTAGCTTCTACTAAGAGTTGTGATTTATATTGTTTACAAAAGTAAACTACTTTGTTTACAATCTCACTATAATCTATTCCTCTTGCTCTCCACATATAAACAACTCTACCTAATTCATCCATAATAGTTAAGACAGAGTAATCTTGTTTAGTACCAACATCTAATCCTGCTACAGTTCTTTTATTAGTAGGTATCCAACTTTCTTGATTACATACCTCATCTATATTTGTAAATACTTCACCATCACCATCTTGCCATTGTGCTAAGAACTCTTGGTTAAAGATTGATGGAGGAAGGGATTCTTTC